TCCCAAGCGTTGGTTCGGGTAACCACGACCTTGACCTTATCGGCCACCATCGAGCCTTCCAGCACCTCCTTGACCGCCTTGCGTTGTTCGGGTGGACCGACAATGCCGACCCTTATCTCATCCAAGATGTTGATAAGGCCATAGTTGCACACAGCCATCATGTGCTGATTGAGTATCAACTGCCAGTTGCCACCGCAGTAGATGTGGTAATAGTGAACGACTTTCATACTAATCCATCCAAACACCATCATGCGTCAAATGCCAAAAGCGATGCCTAATGACTTGAAGGATTAAGCCAAGCAGCGAGTTAGCGTAGTAAACGCCAGCCTCGCAATGCAGTTCAAATTTGTAATGTTTGTTCATTGAAGCAGCAGGGTTAGAAGGGTGATGATGAAGAAAACGGCTGCAACCGTCTTCCCGATTTCGATGATCAGGTCAAGGATGCGTTCGGCGTTCATGCCTCAAAGTTAAACCACAACATACTTCCCTGAGTTGCTTACTCTTAACTTGTTGAGAGCCACATACCGCATCGCATCGCAGGCGTGGTTGAACGAATCAATGGGGACACCCGTGTTCTTCCCCTCTTTGTCCGTCGCCCAAGTGTAGGACCGCAGTTCCTTGATGAGGTTGGTCGAGTCCTTGGTTACCTGCAACTTGTAGCGTTTCAGGATGTCTATGCCGTTCCTGACCGAATCGGGGCCTTTCTCTGCCGGCTTGATGTTAAAGCCAAGACGATAGATTTCCTCGATGCTCTTGGGTTCGGCAGAGTCCGCCACGATCTCCCAAGCCCTTGTGATGCCCAGCGTCCGCAACTTGTCTGCGATGTCTTGGTTGGTAAGGCCTGTTGAGTAGAGCAGTTCTTGGATGAGTAGGCAGTCCCCTTGGCGGTATATTGCTACGAGTGCGGTTGGGTCGTTGCTGAACCCCCAGTCAAGCCCAAGGGCGACGAATTTGGCTCGGCTGACATCGATACCCTCCACGACCTCGAAGTCCTCGTATATCGCCCCCTGAAGCGTCCCGACCTGACCGAGGCCGTACACCTTCCACCAGTTCGCCCAATAGGCAGAGGTTTCGGCTTTAGTGCGGTTTAGTTCGATGTCCCTCTTGATGGTATCAGGCAGGGCCTCGTTGTCGTTGTAGGTTAGGATCAGCAGTTCGGAATCGTCCTCACGCAGGACCTCGGTATGCGCCCAAAATTCGTGAGTTGGGTTGAAGTCAATGTAGATAGCCTCGCTGGTACGAATGGCTAACTGGTAGTAGGACTCAAAGTCAATGTTGTTCGCCTCGTTGATGAATAGCACCTGCCTCCTTGCACCTCGAAGCCTTGCCTCTTGGTCAGCCGAGAAAAACTCGATGGTGCTACGGTTAGCGAACTGGTAGGTCAGCAGGGTCTTGTTCCACCTTGCCGGAACGAAGATGCCCTTGGCAATCATTATCTTGATGAAGTCCCGAATCGCACCCCTCCGAAGGTGAGGCACGGTTTCCCCGACGATGCTGATTTCGGTCTTCTTCGTGCAAGCCTGTTTGATTAAAACGCAAAGGATGCTGAAGGTCTTGGAGGCCGAGGTCCCTCCTTGGATGACCCGTTTACGATGGGTCAGCGATTCAATCTTCCGCTTGGCGGTGGTGTTTATGACCTTCATTCATCCTCGGTCCATTGTTCAATAAAGACCTGATTCTCCTGCTTGTCCACCAAAGAGTTCAACCGTTGGGTGATGCTTGCGTTGTACTGACCGACCATACCCCCTTCGATTTGGTCTTGGCGGATGACTCGCTTTATGCGTGAACAGATGGCTACATAGTCGTCATATCGCTTGTCCCTGTTTGTGAAATAGGTCCCAAGGTCCTCAATGATGCCTGCATCTGCACACCAGTTCTCAAAGCCTTCCAAGGTCAAGGGTCGCTCCAAAGGCTCATGCTGGGGGATAGCATCCTTGCCGGGGAATACCGTCTTGGTCCTTGGGTTTGCCTTGACCCCTGCCCGGTATGCCTCAAAGTACTCCCACATCTTTTCGGGAGTTTCGATGTACTTGCCGTTGCCCTTGCTGGTTCCCATTAGTATTCGATTTTGTCGATTAGGTCGCTTATCTTGTTTACGATTTTCATTTTCACTTCGTACTGGTTCGGGGCATTGGAATCGTCCACCGCTCCGATGCAGTCGCATAGGGTGGTGATGACCATCATCAGCGAGTCCATCCGAGCCTGCACTTGGGCTTCGTCATCCTTCGCCTTCGAGTTCGCCAAGTTCTCGGAGTTTATTTCTGCTCCACGATAATGCCGACTTGCCTCCCCAAAGGAGATATGAGATGTAACCGCAGTCGCTGGTATCGTCTGCGTTGTCGTAGTAGGTTTCAGCACGGGACAGGTAGGAGTGCATCCGCTTGATGGTTTCAACCGAGATGGGTTCTCCCTTGGACAAAGTTGCTGCACGAACTTTGCCCGTTTGGGTAGCGCACTTGTTCCCGTTGCGTTCGTTGAGTTCCATCCCTCGCTTGGCATTCGACCGAATCTCTTGGCCGTAGTCCGAATAAGACTCGAATTGCTGCCTTTTGTGATTCTCCCACGTTGAGCCGCAAACCGCAAGCCGTTGAGCCGTATCAGGAAACTCCGTGGTCGTTGAGTTGTTGGACATACAACGACCGATGAAGCCTTCTTTGCTTTCGTTATTGTTCGGGATTGGCAGGGGCATTCAGGGAGTGGTTTATGGTGTTTTGGTTGACTTCGAGGAACAGGTCCGCTTGCAGGTAAATGTATTGGAGGGCCGATTTTACGCAGTCCGCACACCACCAATTTGTGGGCGGTCGTCCGTGAGCGGTCAGGATGGCTTGCAGTTCCCCAACCGCATCGGGTGGCAGTCGCATCGTTAGGGATGCGATGTATTGGTCCCAATACTTCCTGTGCTTTTGGGCCACGACGAACTGGTCGGTTGTCATTTGAAGGTCCATTCCCGAATGATTATTGCGGTGGCAGATGAGGCAAGCCCAAGGATAGGAGCCAAGTACCATTGGCACGTTGGCAGGGTCAGGGCTACTCCCATCCAAAACCCAAAGCAGGTCATACAACTAAACGGCTTCCGCTTCGCAAAGGGCAAAGCGTAAAACCACGAAGGCAGGACCCGGAACTCCACGACCGCAAGGGTCGCAAGCGCACTAATCAGGATTGGAAAAACCAGTATATCCATTGGCTTCGATTGCGGTTTTGATTTTGGCCTTGGCCTGTTCTATGGAGTAAATGATGGACCTGTACGGGATGCCCGTTTCCCGGCTCATAGCCTTCATGTTCCCGGTCTGCATGAGCAGGTTGAGCAGTTCTTTGTCGTACGGGAAGGCTCCGTCCTTGGCCCAAGAGTCCATCTCTTGCTGGGCAATAGCCCAAAGGTCGTCGAGCAGGGAGTCGTAGTCCTTGCTTAGTTCTTGGGTTTCGGGATCTACTTCGACCCTCTCGTCGTGATGGCGGTACTTCTTCGCAAACTGGTTGTTGTTGCCCCGGTACAGGTTCATTATCAAACGAACGATGTAGAAACGCAGGTAACCTTGGACCTGCATCTTGGTAATCTTGTCGGGGTCTTTTTCGAGCAGAATCAGGACGACCTCTTGCTCGAGGTCCTTCCAAAGCGGATTGCCCCCCGTAATGGTGAGGCAAGCCTTGCGGATTTCTCCGCTGCGATAAAGGTCAAGGATGACGTTCTCTGCGTTCACTCACGCAAAGATGGAGGGGGTTCTTCCTAATGTTGCAAAAAATCTCTCGTCCTGTTGAGAACCTGTGTACGCAGAAACTTGATGTCGGGTCTTGCTCTCATGTTTATCGCAAGGATTTCGAGGTTGTGCATGACCGTTGCGTGGTTTCTCTTGATGATTCGCCCGATTTGGCAGTAGGTGTAGAGGTATTCCGAATAGGCGATGTCTGCGAAGATGCTGCGAGCCAACACCAGTTCTTGGGTCTTGACTTCGCTCAAGATGTCATCGGGGCTGACTCCGACAACCTCTGCCGTGTAGCCAAGGATGGTTCGTGAGATTAGGTCCATGTTAGAACGGGTTATTTGGCAAGGATATCCAATACAATCTTTCGCTCTTTCATCATAGCGTTTGCCATTTTATAGCACTGTTGGGCTATATAGTCCTCATAAGTGTCTTTTTCTTTGTCTCTTGTGTCATGACCTGCATCCATAAATATTGAGCGATACAATGAATCGTTTGAAAATATCCCTTCAAGGGCTTTTGATGCAAAATAGTCTCTTAGTTCGCTTGGTGTTTTCATTTTGTTTGGGTTAAAACGGGTTAGGGGGTAGGGGCAT